AAAAAGAGAGAAATGAAGAACATGAAGGAAAAGAATCAAAAGAAGAAACGACTGAAGAAGAACATCAAAGAAAAGATTCAATGAAGTATGATGCTTTGAGCATAGTGGAAGTTAAGTCTGTGAGGAACATATCTCCTTTGAACTTTCCAAGATTGCATCATGTTATGCAGCTTAACTTCTATCTTAACAGATTTAACATTGATACAGGATTTATAATATATGTTGATAGGAGGGATCTATCTTTTAAGATTTTTGAAGTGAATTATGATAAGAGCATGTTTGAAGAGATTGTTAGAAGAGCTAAAGAGCTTCATAGGTATTTGTTATCAGGAATACTTCCTGAAGCAGAAGCAAGCAGAGACAAATCGATGGAATGGCAATGCTCTATATGTGGATTTAGACAGGAATGCATAAGAAGCGCCCGCGCTTCATCCGGGATTAGAGATAAATGAAGGACATCAAGGAGAAGAATCAAAAGAAGAAACGCTAAATAAGAATTATATACTGAAGAATATAAATTTATTTATAAGCTAAAGAGAGATATTTGATATGGAAGTTAAAAGCTTTGTTGTAAGCATGTTTAAATACCTTGTTCCTGTAATTTCTTATATAATACTTAGAAGTTTTGTTATTGCACTTGTTTTATGCATAATAATTGCAGGTATAGATGAAATTAGGAGGTAATCTCATGAGAAAAGATACCTTGTATAATGCTTCAAGAGATAAATCTCAGACAAGACTTGTGAAGCAGCATAAAAGGATTAAGACAATATGTCCTGTGTGCAATTCAGGTGTTAGAAGGGTTGAGCCAAGAGTCATTATCTATGACAGGACTTATCATTTATGGTGTTTTTCAAAAGATAGAGGTTTCAAATGGGAAGAAACGCCCTCGCTTCATCCGGGAAAAGAGAAAAGTGAAGAGCATGAAGGAAAAGAATCAGAAGAAACGCCCTCGTTTCATCCGGGAATAGAGATAAATGAAGAACATGAAGTAGAAGAATCAAAGGAGGTTAAGAAATGACAGTAAGTTATTTTTATTGGTGCAGGACTTGTGATAAGAAGATTTCAACACCTTATTATCATAAAAAGAAAAGACATGATGTCATAAAGGTTAGAAACGAAACTTATAAGTGATTTGATGCAGAGGACTGACCTACTTTTTGGAATAGTTTCAAATGTTCCTAATGAGGATGGCAAACATTTCTTTCTTGCAGATTTTGACAATATATCCGAGAAAGAGATTAAAAGAAAAGTTGGAAAAATACTTTTTAACAAGTATAATTTTGGTCCTGTTTATGTTATGAAGACTGGAAAAGGTTATCACTTGATATGCTTTTCAGTAAAGCTTTCTTTAAGGAAGTATGTAAAGATTTTGAAGGAAGTTAAAGCAGATTCAATGTTCATAGAATGGGTTAGTAAAGTTAAGTATGGTGTTTTGAGATTGTCAAGAAGGTCTACTCATCTGAATGTTCCTTATCTTGCAATGGTTCTTTTTCCAGATTACAGATATGAAGAATATGCGTTCTGCAAGGATTTTTATTTTAGCACATTAAAGATTGAAGATGACATAAGAGAGATAGTCAGGGTTAAGGTGAGATGATGATAAAGAGGATTAGAGTCATATATGTTCCAGATTATGCTGTATGGTCAGGAGGAAGAGTCTTCTCTTCAACTGAATCTGTTCCATTGAGCAGCGGAGATGTCATATACGATAAGACTTTTTCAAAGGATGCTGACTTAAGGATGATATGGAGAGATTTGAGAGAAAACATAATAGGATATTTCTTCATAGTATTCTATCCTTCTGTTGTAGACCTTACAAGAGGTCCTTATCCTCCTACTGAAAATCCTTTAGTAGCATTAAGGAGACAATCAAAAAACATAAGGGAGAAGCAATCAAAACTTCCTGATTTCTACATCTGGGATTCAAAAAAAGGAAAATGGCACATAACAGGAGAAGGATACATGAGAAGAGTTCATGAGAAGTCTAACATTGACATAGGGTTTGCAGAAGACATAAAGTCTGAGATGTTTTCAGGCCTTGATGCGATATCAGAGATTGAAAGTCTTTCAGAAAGATATTCAGGAACAACTCAGAACTTCATTCTGTTTGTTTATCCTGATAGATACGATCAAGAAGTAAGAGCAATGTTTGTCTTAGAGATAACTTTTTATTAGAAACGCCCTCGTTTCATCAGGGAGAAGCGCCTGCGCTTCATCCAGGAAAAGAGAAAAATGAAGAACATCAAGAAGAAGAATCAAGAAAAGAGAGAAATGAAGAATATGAAGGAAAAGAATCAAAAGAAGCGCTCTCGCTTCATCACAGGAGAAACACCCGTGTTTCATCCGGGAATAGAGATAAATGAAGAGCATCAAGGAAAAGAATCAATCTTTAGAATTTTTTATTGCATCTTGTGCATATATATCCTTTCAATGTCACAATGTGCATTGTTATCTCTTTGCAGTATTTGCAGTATATCTTCTTTATCTTAACCTTTACAAAACCTTTTCTATTGTGCACTAGGAGAGTTCCATTAGGGTCTATTTTGTTCTTTATTCCGCATCTTAGACATAAACCGCTTGGAATGACTGTGAACCTTCCTCCACAATAATAACATGAAGCCCTGTTTATCAAACCTCTATAGAATTTTTGGAACATAGGAGGTCTTCCCATCTTACTCATCTTCTAATTCTTGTTCAATTTCCATGTCTTTTTGCAGAGCACTTTCCTTTATTCCTTTTGGATTTATTTGCTTCTCTATATTTTCGCATATCCTTTTTACTCTGTCACTGTTTTTTACACCTTTCTCAGAAAGATACCTTATCCACGCAGGATTTGCTATTATCGGGTAGAAGACTTCTTTGAAATCATCATTATTTTCAGATATTGCATGTACTTCTTCATAAGTGTTGTATATTGCAAATATAGGTTCGCAGAGAAAGTATATTGGTGGATTTATCCTTGTTGATATTGAAGGTTTTGGACCTCTAAATATTTCAAGTCTGCACCATGAATTATCTACACTCATTAAGGGATATGCTATGAAATCAGTAACATCTCTTATCCTTTTTTCAACCTGGTGTATAGATTGAGTGGTATACGCTATTGTTATTCCTCTTTTCCTACTTTTTAAGAGTATTGAAGACACCATCAAGCTTTTCTGGTTCTTTGTAGCTCTTGAATCAAGCCATAGCCAGAGCTCATCTCCTGCAAAAAATCCTTCCTTCATTTTGTCAAGGTCTGGCAAGGTTCTCACAGGAGTAAATGGAAATCCATAGAAGTTGTAGTTTGCAAAAACCTTTTTACCTTTTTTGTACCAATTGTTCCATGCAAGATAGCTAAGTGCAAGAGTCTTTCCAGAACCTAATTCTCCGACTATAGCGAAAAGGACCATGTTACTCAACTTCTGCAAGTCTTGATTTTCCTTTTTGCTTCTTTATCTTTTCAGCTGTGAATTGAGCAAAAAGGTCAAGTATACTTGGTGTTTCCTCTTCTTCTTCATTTTCAACTCCATAGGTGTCTTCAATGGTTTCAATCTTTTGTTCTTCAGGTCCTTTCTTCTTTTTTGGCATAGCATCTCTTATCAAACCCATAAAATCCCTCCTTATCTTATACCGCCAAACAGGTCTTTAATGCTTTTTATTCCTTTCTTTCTTTCGTAAGCTTCTCCTGACCAGCTCGCTATGTTTGCAAGTTCTCTTCTTCCTTGCCTGTATCTTGACACTCTGTAAAGAGAGAAATTCTTGCAGAATTCCTTTAAAGCTTCTATCTTAAGTCTTTCACCAACTGTTGAAAGAAGTGCAAGAAATCCTATCTCTTCATCGCTAAGGTCAGTCTGAGTTTTTGGATTCTTTGTTATGAGAAGCTCTTGTATAAGTGTTGCTATAGCTTCTTCTGTTCCAAGTACCATCTTTTTTTCTCCGCCTATGGCCATAGCATCACAACTTTACAATCTTTAAAAATGTTAATGACCAGAATATAACAGCTCCAAGCACTACTCCAAGTAAAAGCATTGCAAAACCTCCTATCTCTGTTTTTGATTTTGTCTTTATCATGTTTCCAAGTATCTTAAGTCCAACAAGCTTTCTAAGCATCTCAGGAGACATCTCTTCTGATAGTTTATCATTAAATTCAGGTTTGACTGGTTCAGGAGGTTTTAGTTCATTTATGTTAGTGCTTGGCTTTATGTTTGACCACTTTATTATGTAAAGTGGTTTATATCCTGTTTTTGACCTTACAAGCAAAGGTTTTGATTCATCAACATAAAACATCTTATTATCTATTTCAACCATCCCATCTTTAATGCTCCTTTTCTCAAGTCTTGCAACATTGTTTGTATCAAAAAATAATATCAATGCTTTAGACATTTAGTTCATCTCCTTGAATTTCAAGCAGTTTTTCTATTTCAACAACAAGCTCTACAAGTTTTTTACCTTTTGGAGTAAGCTTGAATATTAACTGGTTTTTATCATTAACTCCATTGCTATCAATAAGACCTTTCTTTAAAAGAAAATCTTTTGCTCCATAAAACCCTATACCACAGTAAATGTCCTGACTTGCTGAAGTTATTGAACCTTTCTTGTACATCTCTTTTAAAAGTTTTATGTTTCCTTCTGAAAGGTTTTTTATTCCCATATAATTTATTAGAATCTTTTAATATTTATTTGTTGCGGTATATAAACCTGAAGCATAATAAATGCGTTGAATTAATAAAAGATTTTTAAATACGCAGAGCAAATATAGATTTGATAACTATGGCAGAAATAAGAGAATTTGTAATAGGATTTGTCGGGGTAATTATAGGAATAACAGTTGCAGTAACATTATTGCCAGTAATTTCATCAGCTATAGAAGCAGCCAACTTGTCAGGAACAACAGCCACATTAATAGGCTTAGTTCCATTATTAGTTGCAGTTGGCATTTTGCTATATGCAGTAAGAAGCTTAATCTAAAGCGTTTAGTTAATTCAGAGTATCAAGGTCTATCCCCCTTGATTTTTAGGATTTTACATAGACCTTATATTAATCCCCGATTTCTTGATTTAGAAAAGTTTATATTTTAGTAAATCAATAATAAATTGGGGAAAAAATGTTGAAGACATTTTTCATAGTGTTTCTTCTATTTCAAACTATAGCATTTGCTACAACATGCAAATCTCACTGGGAATGTTCTGATAACATGACATCAGTGCATTACAACAATACTTGTATAATTGACAAAGTTCAGAAATGCTATTTCTACTGTGCTGGAGGAAGATGCGCTGGAGAAAATGAATGCACATCAGATGCTCAATGCAGGAATTTTTGCGATACTTCAACAGGTATTTTATACAAAGATTCTTTCTGCAATAATCTTACAGGAACATGTTTCTGGAAAGGTTTTGAGACATGTGATTATGGGTGCAATGAATTATTTGATTCATGCAACATGCAGCCTTTGACAACTTCAATGGTAGAAGTTGTTATGGGTTATACAGGTCTAAGCATATATGATGCAAGGACTTTCCTTGCTTTAATAATATCTTCACTTATATCTGCAGGTATAACATTTTTTGTAAGCTATAGAGGAGGAATCGGAGAAGGTTCATTGATTTTCATAACATCCTTTATTGCATTGATTATATTTTTTGCAGTCATAACTCCTTCATGGATTAATCCTATTGTGATGATGCTGTTGATAATATTTTCAGGTCTTGTAATATCTTGGAAACTTGTACAAGCTGTAGGAGGATAAACATGGAAGTAAGAAACTTCATATACGGCGTGTTGGGAGTAGTACTTTTCATAATCTTGATTACCTCATTTTGGGATTATATTCAAATTGAAGTATCAGAGCTTGCAGGATCTTATGGAAGCTCATGGTATGTGCTTGTAGTCACACTAATTCCTTTTGCAATAATAATTGCAGGAATAATTGGAATATACAGGTTGTTCAAAGGGAGGTTTGGCAGATGAGAAAATATATATTGATATTTTTTGCATTATTTTTGGCACTATGCATGAGAGCAGATGCTCTTACATTGCTCAATGCAGGATATAACATGAGCTCTTATCCTGAAACATATTATGGATTGACAATAAGTGCTTTGGGAGGTGCAGTATCTCAGCCATGCAATTGTCAATGGTGGGATGTATGGTGTTGGCTTACATGCAGGCAGAACTATACTGAAAGTGGATGTTTTGGAAATAATCATGCACAGTTTTTAGAGAATTATTCAAACATGTCAGGAATAGGGTACTTCAACAATTCATGCGACATAAATCCTGATTATCAGAGTATTGCAATATATGCACATGATTCTAATAGCCCTTATGGGACAGTAATTGTAACTCCAAACAAGAGGACAACATTATTTGCTCAAGCAAAGTATAATGTTAATAATTGGACAGGATTGAATCTTTCTGTGGGTTATCCTTTTCTTGCTTTTGTAGACCCTAATAATATTTCTACTTATTATGCAGTAGCTAATCTTACTATTAACGCTAGCTCATGGCAAGTGACTACAGTGTGGTACACATTCAATGCAAGTTCAAATGTTACAGCTCTTATTATAATTCCTGAAGTTGATGGTATGTCAAAAGGATGGTCAATATTTTTTGATTATTTCAGAGTAGGTTATGTAGATATGGATAGATATGTTTTTTCACAACCATCTATAAGCAAGATGAGAGAAGATTGCGCATGGTCAAATGGAACTTCAGCAGGTTGTTCTTTGATAGACGAGACATTCAATGGCACATATGTAGGTCAGGGTTCAATATTCTTCACTCTTAATGGTATGAGTTTAGGTGAAGATCCAAAAGTTCCTTGCGAAGCTTTTTACATAAATTGGACTGATGTTGAGTCTGAGTATTTTACAGGAAGATATGCTGTAAGGATTCCTGACAGCATGCCTCCTTTTTCAAATTCAGTTGACATAGGAAGTTATGATCAAGGAGGTTATATAGTAATATTTGATAATTGGTGCAATTTATGGTTTAAAGATTTTTTCTATCATTACCAAGATTATATGATGATTAATAGTTTAGGGTATTATAACATTTATGAGACAAGTATAGGTTTTATAGATTTTGTAAATAGTACGCATCTTATGCCTTCATGGTTTTATGTTCATAGCTTATGTGAAGGAAGTTGTGGAGGAGTGCAACATTCTCCATGTGCAGGTTATATACAGTTCAATGAATCAGGTACAATAAAAAATATAACAGAGTGTAATGCAAGCTATTCTTCATTTGCAGGTGATAAAAGATATTTTAGGTATCCATTGAAATTAAGTAATTATAATATAACAAATGCAAGTGCTTGGAGGATTTATGATTTTAGAACAAATCATTCATTACATCATGCAATATTTCCCTGGACTCCAATGGATTACTTTACAACAATGTTTAATGCAACTTGTACAGACATCTCAGGATGGTATTGCGAGAACAATACAGAATTTTATCTTTATCCAAATTGCATGATAGGTTTGAATGCATCTTGTGGGTATTGCGGATGTAACAATGCTACAAATAGATGTGCTGTAGGGTTTGACTACTGGGAATGTGCAGATAACACTACAGCAGTGCATTGGAATACTAGCTGTCTGCATGACAGAAGCGTCACATGTGAATTTAAATGTTTGAATGATAAGTGCGTTGCACAAAATCCTTGCGAAACAAACTATACATGTCATGATTACTGCGATGTAGATTCTTCAAGAGTATACACAGAACCTTATTGCGACAATACAACAGGTTTGTGCAATTGGTTGTCTTATGAGGATTGTCTCTATGGATGCAACAATATATTCAATGCATGCAATCCAAGACCTGTTCTTGAGTATGCAGTCAATATAACATCTCAAACAATAGGATTAAGTGCTACTGATACTCAGACTTTCATAGCATTGATGACATCCCTTATATTGTCTGCTTTATTAACATACTTCATAAGCTATAGAGGAGGATTTGGAGATAGCTCAATAGTGTTTGGCATATCATTTCTTGGTATGTTGTCATTATTTGCTTTATGGAATCCTCCCTGGGTTGATATACTTGTATATGTTATAATATTAATACTAACAGGAGTTGTAATGATATGGAAGGTGAGAAGATGAAAGGCATAGTTTCAGGTATAAGGTTCATATTGTTTTATGCAACTTTTCTATTCTTTTTCATACTTATTGCTGGTCTTGGTGGAGTTAAGTATATTGCATCAAACTATATATGCAATGAAACATTAAACATAACCAGCAATTGCTTGAATACAACAGTAACTCTTCCACCACCTCCTTCATCAGACCCATTATCTTCATTATTTTATATTGTTGACAATATAGGTTTATTGTTTACATTGATGGTAGTTAATCCATTTGCTCCAGAAGTTGCATTGCTATGGGTAATAATAGGAGTTCCTGCAATAATAGTATTGATTTACATAGTTTTAACACTAATAAGAGGCGGTGGAGCTTGATGGGAAGACATTGCTCTATATGTGGAAAAGAGATTGACATAAAGCATGAAGGAATATGGATAAGAAGCGAGCTTTTATGCAGGGAATGTCTTGGAGAAAGAATAAGAATAAGGTCAATATGGGGTGACATTGATTGAAAAAGTTATTGATATTGATTTTTTTGTTTGCAGTACTTTCATTACCTTGTTTTGCAGATACATTCATATACAACAAGATAAAGCTTGAACCATATTACATCGATTCAATGAAAAAAAATGTAGGATACAACTTCACCTTAACAGTAAAAGCTCCTGACAACATAGCATACATAGTCTCAAGCATAATAAACTTTTATGTATTCACATCAGGAGTATCAACAAACTATACATTATATGTAAATAACAGTTTTTGCGGTTATCTATATGTGAGCACTTCATATGCAAATTCAGGACAGAACAAAATATCTTTTGATTGCACTAAAAACATAAAACAAAGCGGTACATATAAAATTACTCTTGTATCGTCTGCAGACAGTGGTTCTGTATATGGGGATGTTGAGATAACTTATTCAAACAGACCTCCTGGAGACATAAAGATTCATGGTACAGAGTATGTTACAGATGAGAAAGGTACAGTATTTCTTCAGCTTGTAGACAGTCAAGGAAATCCTGTAAATAATGGAAATTGTCTTTTAAGCATATACAAGCCTGTTTCAGTAAATTCAACTCATGACTTGCTATTAAAGGATGCTCCGATGATGTATAGTGGAAATGATGATGGAATTTATTATTATGATTTGAATATACCTAATATAACAGGAGTTTACATGCTATCTGTTTTTTGCAGCTATGAATTTGGTGGAGGATTTGTCTATAGTTTGTCAGGAGAAGAAACAAATTATCCAGAAAGGACTGTATTAGCAGGTACTTATACAGGTTCTCCAATTTTTTTAAACAATTATGTAGATTGGGAGTATACTCGATGCGATTCAGGAGCTGGTAAAATATGTGACGCATATTATGATTTTAACGCTACAATCCATTATCCATTATCCGAACTTCAGAACATAACTTCAATGAGTTTATATTACATGGGAGAGGCTTCAAGAGCTGCTACTGTAAGGTTTTATTATTGGAATTGGACAAACAGCTCATGGGTTTTATTGCCTAATAATTTGACATTCATAGCTTCTGGATCTAGTACGCCTGTTGGTATAGGAGATTTTGTTGGAAACAAATTACCTAATGAAGCATTAAACAACAATACAGGAATCATAAGAATTAGAACATATTCAACTGTTGGTGGTAAGGAAGGTTATTATCAGTTTGACAATTGGTTAAATATACAGCTTTTGACAAGTCGTGGAACTGTGCAAGATGTTAAAGGTTCTTCAGAGCTTCATGTAAGCGAATTATATGGAAGGTTAAATAATTCATTCAATGAGATTCCTTTTAATGTCTGGAATTACAGCAACAGGACTTTAACAGATTACAATCAGACAGGAATATTTGACAGGTTTGATGCATTAGACAATAACTTGAGCAGCAACTTTACAATGCTTAACAATTCAATAAATTATTGGGGAAGCATGATATCTAGCATGATAACATCAGTAAATGACACTTTATATAGCTTGATAAACAGTGTAGCATCAAGTGTGTGGAATTATGAAGTAAGAAATCTTACTTATTACCCATCATTGAGCGCTTCAGATATTTGGGAATATGAAAACAGGACATTAACTGATTATAATCAGACAGAAATAAATAACAAATTATTAGAGATAAAATCTAATTTGACAGACATGCTTTCATATCTTTATGAGATAAATCAAACAACTCATAACATTACAGTAAGTACAACAATACTTGAGGAGATGATAAATGATTTGGATTCAGCAATGGGTTCAAACTTCACTTTAATAAGCAGTTTGGTTTTATCTTCAAACAGTACAATAATGTCAAAACTTTATTTAATGCAGGATGAACTTTCATCAGTAAACAATACAGTAAAGGATATAAATTCTTCCTTGTCAATGCAGATTACAGATGTATACAATAGCATAGGTGAAGTTCTTTCTCAATTAATCGAAGTGAAAAGCGATATATATTCAGTAAACAGTACTATGACATATTTGTTTGGAAACTTAAGCACTACTTTAGATTACATAAGCAGTTTGATAAGCTCTGTAAATACAACAATATCTGAGATGATAAGCAATATCGCAGGAAATGTATGGAATTATGAGACAAGAAACCTTACATATTATCCTGAAGCAAACTACACAGCTATTTCAGAGAATATATGGAATTACGAGAATAGAACATTAACATGGTACAATAATTCAGACATAATATCTATTCTTGAGAATATAAATGATACCTTATCTGAAAAGTTTGAAGAAATATCAAATGATATTATAAACATAAATGCTTCAATATCAAGTCAGATAGAATCACACAACAATACCTTAGTTGAAGTTAACAATTCTTTGTCAAATATGATTGAAGATGTAAGCAAGCTTGCTGTAAACATTAGTGATATACTGCTTCAGACAAATAACTCAATAATATCAAAACTTTATTCAATACAAGGAGAGCTTGAAAGCGTAAATAATACAGTAAAAGATGTGAACTCTTCATTGTCAATTCAGATTACAGATGTATACAATCGTATAGAAGATGCGATAAATTATATGTACAGCGTAAATAGCACTTTATCTTCTCTTGTACTGGAGGTGAACTCTTCACTTGTTTCAAAGCTTGAAACAGTTGAAAGTCTAATAATTGATATAAACAATAGTATGAATAACATGAACAGTACCTTAAGTTACAAGCTCTCACAGATATACAGCCATATAGATGATGTGCTTGATGATTTATATAATCATAATGCTACATTAGTTTCAGTAAATTCAACCATAATGGGTAAGCTTTACTTGATACAAGATGAGATAAGAAGCATAAATGTTACTGACCTTGTTTCAGAAGTTGGAAGCAACCTTACAGTTGTCAATGAGAGCATCTCTTTACTGATATCAAACCTTCCATTGATTTCAGCACAGGATGTATGGACATACGGAAACAGGACTCTTACAGATTACAACCAGACATGGATTAACACGATGTTAAACAGCATAAACAACAGCGTATCATATCTTGGAGGATTCATAGATAATTGGTTCAATATCTTAGAGTACAAACTTGATTATTTAAATAATACTTTGTATAATATTACTATAGGAAATGTTACCGTAAATGCAACAGTTGACCTTAATGCAATAGCGATGGAGACATTAAGGAAGTTTTGTTATTACGGTGCTATAGACCTTTACGACCCTGGGATATGTCAAGGTCCTGTATATAGAGGAGGAAAGACATGAAAAAGATAATTGTTTTGGTTTTATTCCTGATAACAGCATCTTTATCATTTGCTCAAGAAAGCACTACAGCGTGGTGCGTTGATAACAATACTCTTGGAAGAAAAGTTTACAGAGTGATATGCATAGATGATGTCTGCGACAATGTAACAAGAGAATCTTATGAATACTGCCAATGGGGATGTAATATTGAAAGAAACGAATGCTATGAAGACCCTACTACAAGATGGTTTTGGGTCATAATAATAGTGTTTGTATTATTGATTGTAATTTACTTTATAAGGAGAATGTTATGAAAGGTCAAAGAGCATTGCTATTCCCTATATTGATAGTAATATTTATAGCAGTGCTTCTCTTGATTTCTACAATGAACATAGGAGGCAATGAAAAAACTCTTCTTGTACTTGTTGACTTCATTTTTCTTGTTTTTTCTGTTCTTTATTTGATTTAGGAGGAAAGTATGTTCCTGCATAGTTTACAAATTCTTCTCTTATCTTCCAATAAGGTTTTTTAAGTTCTCCTAATATGTAAGCCATCAAGAAATATCCTATTACCATCCTTAGGAATTCACTTATATTCCATCTCTGGTCATGCTTTCTCATCTCAGTGACAAGATCTCTTATGTAATTGTACATCGTATCTTCCAATCTAAACCTTATTACTCTTGTCTTTTGCATGATAATTGTAGTACATTTAAATATTTATTTATTTATACTATATAAGGGGTTATATGAGCTTGATTTTACCTTTAGCAGCAGTTGTTCTATGGATATTGATGGTATGTGCTGTATTTGCAGTATCAAAGATTCCAAAAAAAGAGAGAAATGA